TTAGGACACATGCCTCTCACGCATGTAATACGAGTTCGATTCTCGTACCCACTACTATCTGATTATCAGCCTCTTACAAACAAGTAAGGGGCTTTTTTATTGCCTTATATCTATATCAAAATATCGTTTTTAGGCGTTATAAACGGGTATTTTCAAAAGAAAAAATGCAAATTTAATGCAAATTTTCATCTTGCATTATTATCGCGCTATCCCGTTAATACGCTGTTTGCGTATATATACTAAAAATGATAATAATATGGCAACAGTTGGTTTTTATTTAGACACTCGCAGAGAAAAGAAAGATGGTACATTTCCGATTAAACTACAAGTCAGGCACAAAGGGCAAATAATGTTGTGCACTGATTTTTGCGCTACGCCGGAAACATGGATGGGTACAGAGTATAATAAGAGTGCAAAAAATTATAAGGCTAAGAATGTAGCGATTCGGAATCTTATTAATCGCGTTGAAATGTTACTCGTTATACTTGATGATAATCAGAAATTAAAAGGAATGAGTGATAAGGCATTAAAAGAGCACATTCTAAAATCTATCAAAAACGAATCTACCTGTAAAACTTTCGTAAGCTACATAGACGAGTTTATAGCAACAAAATCAAAGGAAAATACAATCGTTTTATATAAAGCGACAAAAAATAAGATTCTCGCCTATGATCCAACCTGCACATTTGAAACAATGACAAGGAAATGGCTAGAATCGTTCAATAAATGGCTAAAAGATACCGGAATAAAAACAAACTCGATTTCGATCCATTTAAGAAATATTAGGGCGGTCTTCAATCACGCGATAGACAATGAAGAAACGGAACTATACCCGTTTAGGAAATTCACAATAGAAAGAGAAGAAACCAGAAAACGATCGTTAAAACCGAAGCAACTTATTACTCTAAGAGATTTCAATGGTGAACAATACCAAAAGGAGTATCAAGATATATTCATGCTTATGTTTTATCTAATCGGAATAAACGCAATAGACTTATTTAACCTCAAACAAATAGTTGACGGACGCATAGAATATAAACGAGAAAAAACCGGAAAGCTATACTCTATCAAAGTAGAACCGGAAGCAATGGAGATACTAAACAGGTATAAAGGAAATAAATTTCTACTGAATACGCTCGAAGCCAATGATTACAATTATAGAAAGTATATGGCGGCTATGAATCGAGGATTGCAGAAACTCGGAAAATTCGAACGAAAAGGATTAGGCGGGAAAAAGATTAGAGATATTTTATTTCCCGGTATTACCTCATATTGGGCGCGCCACACATGGGCTACAATAGCGCATAAAATAGGAATATCGAAAGATGTTATATCTTTAGCTTTGGGGCACGAGTTCGGATGTAAGACAACCGGAATTTACATAGACTATGATTTAGAACAAATAGATAAAGCGAATAGAGAAGTAATAGATTATATTAATTCACTTTCGCTCTAACTTAGTTCAAGAGTATTAATAGCGATAATAGCCCCATAAATTAAGTTATGTGGGGCTTGATGTATTGTTCCTATAAGAAGGCACTGTCTATAATTTTACACTCAACCTACTATTTATTTTTTAACTTATTTACTATTCGTCCTATCATTATCAAAATAGAAACGAAAAGTATTCCAAATGCCCACCCGCCCAATTCCATTTTGATAGATTGCCATCGGTTTAACTTCTTTTCGACCGGATAAGGTACACGAATAGAATCGGTTTTAAGAATCGTATCCGTTTGATTCGTTGTTAGGTAGCGATACAGATACTTATATCTATACTGATAGACCGTATCGCCATTTATGACCGTATAAATGCTATCTCGTTGATAGATACTGTCAAAACGGATACTATCACGCGTTTTGTATTCAGTGCGGACGGACTCAAGTGGGATGTATTGAGTCCGGCATGATACGAAGCAAGTTGCCAATATTAGCAACGAGATGAAATATATAATCCGTTTCATAGCTTTAATACTTGTTTTCTATTACGTCCTTCCCTGAATGATACGTGCACCCAAGAGAAATCTTTTTCATCGATCAACTGATCGAAAGTCAATTCACTTTTGATTATTTCGAATAGCTTTCGATTTTCTTCTTTACTCCCTACTGTAATATCGGCGGCTTCCCCTAGTCGATGTTGACTAGATGTTGCGCCGTTAACACTACGATTAAGAATTGCACTACGATACCCAGAACTAACACGGATTGGCTTACCATATTTCTCGCGTAGCGGATCGAGTACATTATCTACTAGCTTCGTTAAATTACTGATCGCTTCCGCTGTTGGGAAATTATCAATACCTTTCGCTAACGCCGTATCAGAGTGCGCAAGCTCTTTAATAGTAAAGTGTTTCATTCTATTACCTCCTTATTATTTTGATTAATTGTTATCGGTCTACGCGGCGGAGTTCGTCGATTGCATTCGCTATCAGATCGATCACATCGGTTATGTTCCGCATCCTTCAAAGCTAATTCAAGCTCGTAGTATTTGCGCATCCAATTTTGCGCCTCTGCTTGTGCGGTTCTCCATTCCCGGTAAATCGTATCTACTTTCTCATCTCGTTGTTTCAATCGTCCGTCGTATCGTTCGATCTGCTTGTTTAGGTTGTCAATGATAGAAAGTAAATTTTGGAGCTCCATAGAATCTGCTGTAGCTTTTTCTTTTCTAGCGTTCGTTTTACGATTTGCAAGAAAAGTAACAATAAAGCGAATCGCTTCTAATCCTCCTAATGCCCCTATTATTTTTAACCATTCATCCATGTTTTTATTTTATGTTTTTTTATATCGCTTTAGGTAGCTCATATAATTACCCAAACAAACAATACCATTTTACTAAGTACTCTCGGGACTAAGTCTATTTTGGCAGAAAGTCAAAGTTTAGGACAAAATGGGTATCTGAAATGTAGTAATGGATTGCTAATCCAATGGAGAAAACATTCCGGCTCTACTTCTCCAAGTGTAACGATTTACTTAACTGAATCCTTTTTGGATGCAGATTATATCATTCAGGGAAGTATCATTAAGGATGCTTCTGATAATAATGTATATTCAGCTTTGCCGATTGCCAATCCTACAAAGAGTTCGTTTAAGTTGGATAGGAATTTCTCTTCTACTAACACTGGAGTTTCGAGTGCTAAGTTTAATTGGATAGCAATAGGTCGATGGAAATAATTAATAAAGAATAATTATGGAACAAAAAATGTATTGGAAAGATGGTTTCTACGACAAACCATTGGAAGGTTCAGTGGAAATAAGTGTCGAATATTGGCAAGAATTATTAGACGGTCAATCTGCCGGACTCATAATCGTAGAGAACGAGAAAGGATATCCCGTATTGAAGGAATACAAACAAACGTTATTAGAATTGAAAGCCCAAAAGATATCGGAATTACAGGCGTATGACTCATCCGAATCGGTGAATAGTTTTAGTATTGATAATGTATCCGGTTGGCTAAACAAGGCTACACGTGTAGGTCTCATGAACTCAATTAGTATTGAAAGGGAATCCGGACGATCCGAAACGACTATCTGGCTAAATGATGCAAAGTTGGTCTTATCAATCGAGAAAGCCATTGATATGCTACAACAGATAGAGTTATACGCCCTTGCGTGTTACCATACAACACAAGGGCATATCAAAGCCATTAATCAACTGGAAACGAAAGAAGAAATCGAAGCCTACAACTTTAAAACCGGCTATCCCGGAAAGCTAAGCTTCTTTGGATAACCAACGGTATAATCGTAGCTTTCAATCTCTCCGATTGTATCCAATGCCTTGACTGCTGCAATATGTGATTGTGTTACATTGTAGCACTCAAGCGCATACATTTCCAGAGCATTCAACATAGCCAAAGCATCTGATATTGGAATGATATATTTTACTGCATCATACCAAAGCACAGTCTCCGTTTTGCCCGCCTCTTTTTCGATATTAATTGAGTTAAATAATCCAACACGTGTAGACTTATCCAACCACATACTTTTAGCCTGTAAATCAAAAGAATTGACCTCTTTTGATTTGTCAAACAATTGAATCTCAGATACTTTTATTTTTCGCATATCTTCAAGGGAGTACTCGTTTTCTACCAATACAGGATACCCTTCATCATTGGTAACAATGAGCTTCCCGGATGACTGCCCATCCAGAAGTTCCCTGTAATTTTCTATAGTTATTTCTACCGCACCGTCTACCGGTGTGTCGTAGAAACCATTCTTCCAATACATTTTTTGCTTCATACTTATCTATTTTATTATTTCCAAATTCCAATGGCAAACCAATCAAAGGATTCACCAGGAAATCCTTTATTACTATTATAGGGATCATAAAAAGTTCCTATGTTTAAAATAAAATCATCTTCCATAACCTATTGCAATCCAATAAAAAGGTTCTTTGTTTGCTTGATTTACAGATACTACAAACGAACTAGCACTTAAGCTGGCAATCGTTCTACCAACATAATAATCAGTATAGGCGCTTCGAGCACTAGTTACTACAACATATGATGATCCGTCAAGAAATGATATAGGCAAGTAAACAGTTTGTTTATAATAAGTTTGGTTATCTGTTGCAAATCCCCATTGAACTATAAATTTATTGCTAAACTTTATATATCCATTCTGCCCAAACGATTTTGTAACGATATTAGACATATCTGATTTAGCGTAATTGGTTCCGAGAGTACTTAGTATATTTCTTTCCTCCGCAGTCATGACTTTTTTGTCTGCTGTTTCCTGAATATCAGACGCTTGATGCTCATGAATCGAAGCGGCATAATTGCCTAACGGCTGATAATCGCCTAGAGGCTGATAACGCTCATCGTTGCGTATATCATGATTATGAGAATTAAAATTTTGCAACAAATTACTCAATCCTTCCGCTAGTTGAGGAATTTGTATAAGCCGATTGAATATTTCGACCGCCTCCAACTGAATGTTATATTTTTCTCCTGCCATAACTTTATGTTTATATGATTAATATACGTTCGTTACAATAGCTCTATAATAAAGCGATTCGCTTTTATCCCCCTCATTATCCCGAAATAAAGCAAGTGCAATGCTAACACATCCTCCGGGTGATAATTGAATGCTCGCTATATTAGTGCCTTGATTATACATCGTCGGACGGTTAGTATAAGTAAGTGATCCATCCGGGTTGCTTTGTATTGTAATGGGGTATTTATTAGTAGGATGAGCTATAAACTTAAACTCACTCATCAAATTACCGCCATTTCTCGCATAATCGGTTAAATCAAAGTTTTTATATTCGGGTAGAATGAGCTTGCAATTAGAGTAGCCATTACAATGCAATATATAAGTATTGTGTAAATTAGCGTTTATATACATTATATACCTACTATTAATTAACTCTTGTACTTCATTGGAAGCAGTAAATTTGCGCACAAAACGCCTAGTCTCTAAATCCAACCCACATTTGAAACGACCTCCATATTGTATTAAAATCCCTTCAAACTCGGAATTTCCATAAGCAATTAATGTTTTATTCATCCACATATCTTCTGTATCTGATATATCAGATTTAAGATACATACCAACATTACGTTTACCGCCAGATGCTGCAATGTAAGGAATGGGAAACGCTAACGGAACATCTACATTTTCCATACTTGCGAGAATGCCATCCGTTTTCGGACCTGCAAAAGTAATTCTACGATTGTCATATCTCCCCTCTTCATTAACGCCTTTATCCCCCTCTATTTTGAATGTTCCAAAATCTCCATTTTCGGCGCTAATTGTGCCTGTGAAAGAATACTGCTTGCGAACAGGATCGAGTTCGAATACAATTTTGTCATCAACCACAGCAAATACACCTGTACGTTTTCCCCCATCTACAACCACATCTACCCCCTGTATAATTCCTGTTTTCTTACCTGTATCCGGATCCGTTGTACCAAAGAAACAAGTTCCATCTGGTTTAAGCTCATAAACCGACTTTCCATCGTTAGACATGCCAAGCAGGGAACATCTAGCTGTTAATCCTTCACCGGGAACATATTTCATATACGAACTTTCATCACGTTCGCCAACATAACTACGTCCAAATGTACGTGTATATGCTTGTTTCGTTTGTTGATCGAATCCCTCTTCAATCACAGCTTTACCGTCAAGAGAATAAGAATTAATCCCTTGATATAAAACTTTAGAAGGTGCATTGTCTCCGAACGCAGATAATACGATTGCATTCTGCCTACTTATATCTGTTCGGTTTCCTAATTGAATAATAGTATCCCCCGCTTGTGGTATATCACTACCTACATCGCAATCATCTACTGATAGATCGATGTAATTATCACCGATAGCCATAACATAACGCCAATAATAACGATTTGTTACACCTTCATAAGCTCCTTCTTTTATATTAAACTGCCTGCATTGCGCAAAATCTCCAATAACAAAGTTACTTAACACTGCTTTTTCTCCATCATCAGCTGTGAAATAGCAGCGATAACGCCTTTCAGAAGATAGTAATTGTACGTCGTTAATATCATATAGAGGCGTACCATTCATATCGCACAAAGCTAATTCTGTTATATTATCCACTTTAGCGCATTTTATGCTAGCAGAAGATAAGATAAGTTCACCGGAAACATGCTTTGCCTCCTTGATCTCAATAGAATCAAATATGGCTCTTAATCTAACATAAAGCTCGTCTACTTCGGCATAAGATTTACCCGTATTTGGATCACGTTTAATCAAATATCCGGTTCCTAATGCCCCAGATACAAAGTTTTTCGATTGAATAAAATCTGATGTTGCTCCATTGTCAAGTATTATATGTCCTTTTGCAGTATCATCATATACTTTGGATACATACAAATCTTTCAAAGACTCAATAGCTTTGTCTATTTTCTTACTGATAATATCAAGCTCTTTGTTTGTGCGAAGTGACGAAAATACATTTTCATCTGACAATTTTGTTTTAGTATCATCTTCTGCAATAATTCTCGATAATATCTCGTTCATAATACGTAATGAAGAAAGAGTATTATCATTGGATAATGCAGTATCAATATTCCCTAATGCTATAATACGGGATTTTATTTCAAGTAAAGTGCGAAGAGAAGAAAATACATTATCATCTGAAACAACACGTCCATCATCCACTTTTAGCACATCCAAAGTCACACCTCCGCCATTAGTCGGCGTTGGAGTAGATGTACTAAAACTTACCGAACCGGAATTGCGTAAATACTTATTCCGAAACGAATGCGGTACTTTTTTGTTTTCTATCTCTATCATGTTTCTGTTAATGACACGTTACAACTTTCATTTGCATAATCAATATTCATTTGATCGACGACCATTTCTCTTTTGAGGGAATTTTCGTAAATCCTAGACAGTATCGAAAAGCCACGATTCAAATTATTGCTGTATCTAAATTTAGGAGCTTTATAATGCGTGTAAAGCTTATCTATTAATATTTGTTCCGGCAATACATTTTTATCGTGCAACGGACTATATACCGTTTTTAAATAATCGAATTTATCCCCCGATTTGGTAGCGCAATTTGAATAAGACGAAATATTCTTTGCATTTGAATTGATTAGTAATTCGATGTCGTCCATTTCTGTAACATTATTGTCGTTTATTACGTTACTGTAAACTACATCGGAATCATCTACTGCATCATTAAAAATATCGTAAGTTACTTTGTTATTAGTGTACTTGAATGTGAAATCAGATATATGAAAAGCAGTACACGGATGACAGCCCCCATCGGTTCGGTACATAGGATGTACCCCTAAATGATTCGGAGTGCTTAACTCAAAATTTATCTTACCGCACAATATTTTATCTTCTGGAAGTTTAATCGCTACGCCGTCCGTTGAGTCATACAGATTAAATCTATAACTAACGGTATTCGTTAACTTCTTTTCTTCGTCGAAAACTTTGTCGCCTTCTTTGTTTATATGAACCAAATAGAAGCCATCTTTAAGAATGCATTCATCGTGATACCATTTTTCGACAAAAATACTCTCACCATTTTCTCTATACGCATAGACTTTATTTGCATCATCATATCCGCCAGAAGCCTTTTCGCCGCTAGCTGAATCATATTCACCTTTACTAACGAACCTCCAATCTCCAAAATTATCTTTATATCTATACCATATAGCCCCTCGATAGGTTAAGTTGTATGTGACTTTATAATAGTCTCGAGCGACACGATCCATATAATACTTACTATTTCTCCATACTTCGCCATCATAATAATAATCATCTATATATAACTTACATGGTATCATAGTATGATCAAATCCTGCGCCGTATTTAGTATTCGAATATACTTCATCGGACGTTTTTATAATATCATTTGGAAGAAAAGAGCCGGACATTCTATAAGCGATATTTATTATGAAATACCCACCTTTGAATAAAGAATACTCTCCGTTTTTCAAAATTAAAAGAGTCTTTCGAGAAGTACCAAACATATTATACGCTTGCAGGAATGAAACGCAAGTATTCCAACTCAAAGAAGATGGCTCCCCATCTTCCGTTGTGTAATCATTGTACTTCTGCCACGTCACACCGGAATATATATCATTAACGTTGTCAATAGTTATTTCCGCGTCTTTTACCGGAACATCAAGAAAAGAAAAGCTCGGACTCAAATAATCCCAATTTTCTTTAGATTTAAAGAATGAATTAAGAAGCGTATAGTTCTTGCCGTCTATATCTCTATTTGATATATAATATTTATTAGGATCGGAATTTTGATTTACTATGTCCTTCTCATCGTCGAGCAATTTAGGGCATAAGGTGGTTATTTGATTCATATTAGCAACAACAGATACTTTGTTATACACATCCCCAAGAGATATACTTCCCGTACTTTCAGCAATACCAATCGAATACACATTTAATAATGCAGAATGAGTTTCCATGCTTTCGCACGTATTACCCATTCGATCATAAACAAAAAAAGAAAGACTTTCATTCTTTATATAATCGTAATCGATCATATAATACGCATTCTGATACTGAATTAATGTCATTCCTAGATATTTCAAGATTTCCTCCAAAACATCCCTGCAATTCATCGGTTCATTAGCTTCATCAAAGAAATTTCGTTCATGAATATAAATATCTTCTATTAAAGAAGCGGTGGCTTCTTTGGAGATTCTATTAGCTTTATGAAAGTATAATTTACCCAAAACCTTTCCAGGATCGGCAATGTCAAGAATATGCATAATTACATCCTTGAAACTTTTAAAATAAATCTCGGAAGAATTGATATAAGAGTACTTTCTATTCTCCAAAACAGAGATAGAATCAATAGCCTGTAATTCTACTAAATTAAGAGGGGTTATATAATCGCTCGAATATAAATTTGGACTCATATATCCAAACCACTCTAAAACATCATCGGTTTTATTATACAAACGAACTTCTATATTTTGCCCTTCGGCTGTATATAGGTCTGATAAAATTTTATCTGTCAATATGCTTGTTACCGAATTAGACATTTTCAACGGCTTGTATAGAGTGTCCGATTCATACTCAACAGTAAACGGGCTATCTGTTAGGGTGAGTTCTTCGGAATACGTTGCAAAGACCGTATGAATTTCGATTCTATACGTCTTGTCTTTCCTGCTCTTAAACTCTGAATAATATCTTAGCTTCATCTTACTTTGCCTTTTTGATTATAATGATTACTCAAAACTCCCTCTAAATCTCTTCCGTGTATGCGGAACGTTACATTCGCGGGCTGATTTCCATTTTCTGCAGACGGTGCAATCTTTTGCGATAAGGAACCATAAATACCACTATTAAGCATTTGGAACAAGTTACCTTGCTGCGACCCGTTTAGAATCATCTCGCCCGAATTGAGTAAAGCCGGGACTTTATCACCCGTGAATGATGTACCGGGAACGATACCGCCCGTTGCGAATTTGGGCATACTAGCCATTGTTGCAATAATCGAAGCAACGGCGGCAATACCTAGAGCTATTCCGGCAAAAGGTATTCCGGCATGCGCGGACATAGCTTTTGCACCTGCATTAACAACCTCGGCGGTCGTTTCTTCCTGTGTGACAACCGTATCTACTTGCTTTACTCCAATCATTCCCGTTATAGCCGGAATAGCTTGCGCGATAGTCATCAAAAGGCTTGAACCCCATTGTAATACAGATGCGGTATTATTATCAAACGCACCGGATAGATTACCCATGATATCCCCTACCGCCGAAAGCGATTCGGCGTAGCGTTCGTTCATGTTTACATCTTCCTTTTTAAACAAAGGCTTATATTTTGGCAACTTAAAGTTTTTACCCTCTTTCCCGTGAGTAGGAACTTTGTCGTAAGTAGGTGCAATAGGTACGGACAAAGCGCCGTCTTTCATCTCACCGTGAGCGATTTTGAACGCTTCTTGATCGACTACAAATTTGAGATTAATTTTCTTTTGCTCTAGCTCGTTAATCGTCGCCTGAATCGTTGCGCGCGCTTGCATGTCGGTTTCGGTAATGAGATTCTTGTTTAATGCGGACAATTGAATGTTTATCGCCTCTATACTGTTTCCGCTAGTCTCAATCTGCAATTTTATTTTCTTTGCTTCGAGTTCGTTTATAGTCGCCTTGATGGTCGATTTTGCTTGTACGTCCGTGGTAGCTATAAGTTTCTTATTTAGTTTGGCTATTTCGGTGTCATACCATGCGATGGAATCTTTTTCAGGTTTTATCTTTGCATCGCTACCACTTTCGCCGCCGTTCCGCTTGTTATAGCTTCCGTTTATTTTTGCGTCTGTATTGGCTACTTCCAATTCTTTATTAGATACAGCAACCTTTAAACTATTCGCCGTGGCTCTCATTTTTAACGCTTGTGCTATTGCTGACTTTTCATCATCTGCCGCCTCAATAAATAGCCTATTTAATTCCCCATATAGACCAAAACGGGATTCTTTATATTTTTTCAACTCCGCACGAATCTTCTTTGTGTCTTCCGAGTCTATTACTTGCTCTGTATATGGATCTCTAATCTTTGAGGCTTCAATCCGCTTGTTATATTCAAATAATCTATCTTTGTGGGCAGTACTAGTCCTTTCAATATCTGACCTTTTGCTATCTTTTATCAAATAATCCCACATTTCCCTAGATACATTCTTATTGAACCCCATTTTTGCAATTTCAGCCTGCAAAGCCGTATAGGAAGTATCAGTATTGGCAGTCGCTAACGATTGCTGCAAAGTTGCCATCTGTATAAGATATTCCTTTGCTTTAGCTAAATGTTTATTGCGCTCTTCATCGCTTATATTACGCGCCTTAGCTTTATTTAGTTCAAGCTGATATTTTGTGTTAAGATCGTCTACCTCTGCTTTATTGAATAAAGTTTTTGTACCCAAATTATCTAAAGCGACGGATAAATCCCCGGCTTTGTCGATTACATTTTGCAGATTAGAAAGAAAGCCATCAAAGTTTCCTAATGCTATGCTAGAAAAAAAAGAATCAACACTCGCCTTTGCTTGATCCATCATTTTAACATAAGCATCCCCAGTTGTTTGTGAGCTATTAATAACTTTCATTAATCCCTCGTATGCTCCCATAGCTACGCCGATAGTCCCGGCAAACTTAACGATGCCCGCTCCGGCTGTTTTAGCCATATTACTAATACCGCCCTGAAAGTTATTAACACCCTTCTTTGACTTCTCTAAATTCGCGTCGAAGTCATTCGTTTTTAATAATAATCTTGTTACTATATCAGACATCTTTATTCGTGTTTATTTGTGATTCTACTTCTTTTGCCATTGCGCGCAATCGCTTCATCTCTTCATCCGTTACGCTCGTATCCTTCTTTTCTTCTTCATCCCACGGGAACCGGAGTATATCGGTTTGCTTTAGCGTCTTTGTGCTATTAGATTGCGCTATAATGAAACCTAACAATCTAGTTTGTTCCCACGCTTCCCGATTGCGTCGATTCAATCCGTCTATAAACGATTCAACCTCGATAAAGTCCATTTTATCGAGGAAGTAATCGGGAGCGATCCCGCCCTCACCGACAACGCGCGAATAAAGTTCGCGTATACTTACGGCTTTCGTTTCCGCGTTGTCACCTTCTTTTTTTTTACGTCATTTCCTGCCGATTGCGAACGTAGTTTGATTTCATCCAAAATAAACTCTTTGAATTGTTCGAATAGAGTCAAATCATTTTCGCACAACTCTATAAACTCGTCAAATTTCATATTAAACGAATCCTTATTACTAGCGATCAGGAACGAATAAAACAAAATGTATTCATCTAGTAATTTCCCGAACTGAAACGGATAGCCGGATATAGATTCGAACACAAAGAACGCACGAAGCGTATATTTCAAAGAGAAATCTTTTCCGTTAAGTGATATTGTTTTCATTGAATAAGTCGTTTAGAGGGCGGCAAAACACCGCCCGTAAGTTATTTACTAGCTGCTTCCTTTGCAAGCGGTCCGGTTCCTTCGAAACTGATTGATAGTGTTGCTTTGTCTCCATCCGGCGCATTCGCTTCTAGCGAAGTGATAACCGCACTACCTGTATATGCACCTTCTGCTAGCGTCCATCCGGCGGCGGGCATTTCGTTTACGTCAGGATTGCCAACAACGCCAAATTTCAGAACAACAGGTTTATGCGCCAAGAACAAAGCGAATAGTTTATCGTAGCTATTCGCATCTGCATCCGCGCTAAATACGTTTTCACTGGAAGCGTTCCAAGAAAGTTTTTTAATGTCCTTTTCCGTCCAGATGCCCGAATCTTTACTTTGTGTGTCGATTGTTTCAGCCGAAAGCCCCAATTTGCAAGATGTGGCAAGTGCGATGGCTTTATCGTCGATGAATAACATTAGGTCTTTTCCTAACACAGATTTTGCTTTACTCATAATTTTATCGTGTTTTAGTTAATTATTCAGTTTTAAATGAAAATACGAGGCTTTGAATAAAAGTATCTTCTATAAAATCCTCATTCGCGCTAATTAGTTTAGAATCGATCACATCGAAGTTATCATAACTTCCTCGTTTGTTTTCGAGTGATTTACGTACCTCTTCCGCGATTGTAACAGAGTTCAAATAGTTATCACTGGCGACAACGATCTCAACCGAAACTGTATCGCCCGTACCATATCTATCTTTCGTATATTCTGGAACCAGAGAACTACGCTTGTAGATAACGAACGGAAAAGATGTTTCCGTTTTGGTCGAGATAGCATATATTTTATCAGAAACCAATTTTGCCAACTCTGTAGAGTCGCTTAATCTCTTGTATACGTGTGCGCCTATTGATAAACTCATTTCTTTTTATTTGCTACTTTCATTATAGAATCAATTATATTTTTCTCTAGTGAGTTCTCTGCTTCTTTCTGCTTCGATTTGACCGCATTAGAAAAGAAGTGGGAAGCATTTATAATACCTCTATTCGCTCCTTTTTTGGTAGCTCGTTCTTTGGTTCCTGATTCAAACCATTTCAGCATATAGGCGCGTGATCCCTTTTTGCGTCGGTCGATCAGGTCGACCCGTGCGCCGGAAGCATTGCGATAAACTGCTATGTTTATTTCGTTCTTTAACGGTTTGAACGATACGCCATTCTTAGAACTGCTAAATTCCGCATCATTAACAGCAGAAACTAGATTTTCCTGTGCCTGTTTACGAATGATAAGAATCGACTTTCTAAGAGCGGACGAAATAGCCCTTTTTGCTTCTTTATCGTTCAGCCGTTTCAATAGTTCATTTACTTTCGTTGCGTCCACCTCAACGCGATACAGGTTCCGCCCGGTGTAGTTGTTGTTACTCATTGATTACCTCTGCTTCTATAACCGTCGCTTGCTGCTTCCGGTCGTGATTGATAGATAGAATCTTGTATTTCTGCCCGTCGTATTCGATCCTCATTTTAGCGTTGATCTCTTTACAGATGCGAATCATTATCGTATTAACGGTCGTATTATATATCTCGCCGTTCGCTTCTTTACGTGCACCCGACTTAAAGCGAATGTATGCGCGTTTATCGAATACTTTCACCCAACTTTCAGACGTACCGCCCAGATTATCGCGCTTTGACTCGCTACGGTAAAAAGCGATCATTTCGTTTAATAATCCTGCTTGCATTACGTATATCGTTTTAAAGGTTGCAGTAATAGTTCTATGTGCCCCGGAATAACTTGCGGAGTGGCAAATGTTACCGATTCGCGGTTTGCGTAGTAATTCGCTATAAGGATGCGGATCGCGTGCCAGATACGCCGATCTATTTTTGCGTCCTTAACGTAGGTATCTAGCGGATTATTTAGATACGATTCGATAAGAAGTTGAACGGGTTCGATAAGCCCGGTTATATACGCGTCGTCCGTGTCGAAATCAACATTTAAATGCTGTTTGAGTTCTTCGAGTGTTACGTATTGTGCCATATTGTATAAATTAGAAAGGGCTAGAGCCGAAGCCCCAGCCCTTTAATGAATGATAGGTTATAGGATTAAGCAGAAGCCTTCTTCTTTGCGATGGCAAAGGCTTCCGGGCGAGCCACAACAATATCATAATCAGTATTCAACACAAAGTTTACGACATTACTTTTCGCTCCGGTATACGGATCTATAACTAAATCCATATCGCCGAACTGACCGATAGCAGCATTGGAGAATACACCGAATCCGATAGAATCGGCGTCCATGTAGTTAGTAACAAGAACCGGATAACCGTTCACCATACCATTTTGGCAGATCATTTCAGCAGCCCCCGCCGCTTTGGGAGTGGATTTCAAAGTACCATACACCTTTGGAGTGCAAACATAGGCGGCTGTACCGTCCGTAACATCTACGCCCGCATCCATTACGGTAGATTCAAGCGAAACAATATCCGCAAATGTCAACGCGTTTGTATATTCAACATCTGGTTTTGTCTTTACAAACACCCCGTTGCTTGCGCCAGACAATGCAGTTCCCGAAAACATCCATTTATTCAAAGTGCGAGCGACACCAAGCGAAATTTGCTTCAAAACAACGTCCTGCAAAGAGTAGTTCGTTTGGTTGATCGCACGCTTAGACACCGGGATAGAAATAGATACACGTTTGGGTGAAGCCTTGATTTTGTCGATATTCAATTCGGTATCGATAACCGCAACGTTTTCACCCTGAATTGTTGCTTCAACAGCCGCCAATGTTGGGAAAACAAGGTCACCTACAAGCCCGCTTTGCATCTTGATACCTAGTTTATCAATAATCAAACCTTTTTCTAACGGTTCAATGATTTCACCGATTGTAACAGGAACCATGCTAGCCGCATCGGTTGTATCTGTAACAGTCACCGCACGTTCTACAACTTTAATACCGCCTTCCGATACTACTCCGTTGTATTCTTCCAAAGAGCGATGATTAACGACGTCAAAAACAGCCTGTGAGAACAACACGCGACGGTCTGATACCAAACCCGCGTTAATATCTTCAAGCGCACGGCGTTCTACCTTCATTTCTAAAAGCTCTTTCTTTGTTTTCAACTGCTCGAACTGCTCTTTCTCGCTTGCGTCGAGTGCTCTTTTTTCCGCTTCTGCTTTATCCAACATAGCGCGCATCTGCTCTTTGTATTGAGCAATAGTTTCAAATTCTTTTCTCATGTTTTAAATTGATTTGCGTAAATTATTAATTTCATTTAGATAGTCTTTATTCTCGCCGGACAACTCCGCTATCGTATCGTCCATACTCCGCACCGTTACGTCTGTGCCATAAAAAGCAGGATCAACAACGGGAGATATATCGGAAATCCGATCAATCATGTGTACAGTACGAAGCAACAACCCGTCTTTCATTGAATAGGAAACTTTTGTTTTATCCTTTTCATTTAAAGCATACGCAAAAGACGAACCGAAAATATCACCGCGTTTAATCATTTCTACGGCGAAATCTCCATCGGGAGTACTAGGAGCCTCAAACCTGTATTTTAATCCGTAGTCGTCAAGTTCAAGCGACAAAGTTCCTGTACCACGATTAGAACGAGCTAACAATCTCTGTTTATTATGGTCTAACAGAGCCTTAACATCACAACTACGCAATAACTCTTCCGTTATAGCTCCCTTTTCGATCACCTCAACAAAAGCGCGTTGTTTTTCCCTGTCGTACAATACACGGCTTTCTTGTCCGAATACAACCGCATAACCTTCGATTATTCTTCCATCTCCAACTTTAGGAGCGCCTAACTCTGTATAACTTCGTATTTCCATTTTGCAAGTATCGTTTTACTATATGTTTGTTTCTTCGTTTTTTGGTAGCTCTACTTTTTGACTAGCCGTTTCGATTGGTTGAACGTTGCAGGAGATAAACACCTTATCGCCTCCTTCAACGGGCGGTTTTCCTAGAGCCCTACGAGTATCATTCGGGGAATGAGCGCCCATTTCTTCCAAAGCTTTATAATAGCTTGCTTGCGTCGTTAAATCGGTTTGATATAAGCATGACAAATCAAATGAAATCACTAGTGTCCCATTAAAATTGGGACGAATTAAAAATTAAATAAACTTGGCCCA